GTTCGCTGTGAACGTTGCAGAAGAATAAGTTACATCAGAAAAATCTGTAAACGCAGTTGTTGAAGATAAAGAAACTCCTGATCTTGTAAGAGTTGCTCCACCTGCTGTGTACGCAGATCCAGATGTGTTTGTAATTTCTTCAGAAGTTGAATAGTCCGTAGTAGAAGCACCTAAAGTTGCATCACTATCAAATAGTGCAATTTTAAAAGTATCTCCACCTGATGACGAAAAGTTGTGTTTCCCTTGTAAAAGTTCTTGTTTAAAACTTGAACAGATTGCTGATGTATTTGCCATATTTTATCTCCTATAACGGGTTTGCTGAGTTAATTGGTATTCTGACTGTACCATCAGTATAGTCATCTCTTCTTCGTCTTCCAACTTGCTCGTTAGCAAACTTCTGTATCTCTTGTTTATACCTGTTTTCATAAAGTGTCAACATATCCATAGGGCCTTTTAAAAAGCCATAAGCCTCTGCTAAACAAGCATATAATAAGCCATTTGGTAAGTTTAAACTGATATAGTTGGTATCATCATTTTCTAAAAGAGCAGGCATCTTGTTATAATGAACTCTAAATTTATAAGTGGTATTTGGTGTTGGGGCTAAAAATATACGCCCTGAATTAGTATCTGCTTCACCTGTAGCACCACCAAACATAGCATAGTATTTTGGTTTACCTTGCGCTGCAGCTGTGCCTGTAATCGGTTGATACTCTTGTAAGTATGTAACATCTTTCTTCTCTAACCAAGTATTAGCTCCAGTAAGCACAGAGCTTGAATCATAGACTTGTATACCTCTAATAAATAAACATCCAGCAGGAGCATTTATTGTTTCTTGTCCTGCAACTAAATTACCTGATTGTTGTTTTCTGTCTGCATCAATAGGAACATCTCTCATAATTCTATATTGAGCGTTTAAAATAATATTTTCTAAAACAGAATCTGATAAAACAGTTGAGTCTGTTTCAGTGTAACTTTTTATTTGTGTTTTTAATCCTGATGCACTTAATCCTGCCATTATTTAGATCCTTTATGTTTTCTAAGAATTTTTTCTAGCTTACGATTTATAACAGTTTTTACTTCTGCTTTTGGTTTTTTAACAAACCAACTTTTTATGCACTCAATGTAACGGGTCCAATTGAACATCCTAATCCTCCTCCTGATACTCCACCTTTTGTAGCAGTATCTGTATCAACTGTAAAGAAGAAGAAATTTGCTACAGCGTAGTCTGTAGAAACTCTAGCATCATCTACATATA